AAACAAATAGAGTAAGTGTACTTGAACAACAATCAACATTTTAAAAAAAATAAAAAACAATGGAAAATAAACTACCAATTTACTACGCTACGATTAATGAGAATTTAAGTGGATTAGAATTAAAAGAACAAGGGATTCAGAATATTGCGCTTGTGTCAGACCCCGCTATGCTTACCGAGTTTTTAGCTTTTAACGAACAAAAACCTTACGAGTTTAAAATGGCTTTACAAGAGGAGCAAAGAATTATTACAGCTCCAGTTATTGTCGCAGACTTACCAATATATCGTAAAGTTGATGACAAAGAATTTTATGTTGTGTATAAAAAGGAAACCAATATGCAAATTTTACAAAAGTATATGTTAGATGGAAACCAACGCAAGGTAAAATTAACCCACGATACAACCGACTTAAGTAAAGGTGTATTTGTATTTGAAGTATTTATTAGCGATGCAAGTAGAGGCATTAAACAGCCCGAAGGTTTTGATTTGCCCGATGGCACTATCTTTTGTTCAATGAAAATTAATAACGAGGATATATGGAAAAGAGTAAAAAGCGGTGAAGTTAAAGGTGTGTCTTTAGAGGGTTTCTTTGATTTAGAACAAGAGATTGAATTGGATCAAAACGAAATTGAAGCCATCATTAAAAATATTTTGTAAAAAGTAAAAATAATACTATATTATTATAACGAAACTTAAATAAAATTAAATATGTTATCAAAAGAAACTAAAGATGCTTTAAAATCAGCATTATTAAAATTAGGGATTGAACTTCCTGCAACTAAGGTAGAAACTGAGGTTGTTAAATTAGAAGATGTTGCGTTAATTGACGGCACTATATTATCAGTTGATAAAATGGAAGTAGGCGCAATGGCATCTTTTGTTGGTGCAGACGGAATTGCAAAACCAGCTGAAGGTACTTATGAATTAGCAGATGGAACTATGGTTACTTGCGTTGCTGGTTTAATTACTGAAATCATGCCTAAAGAAGTTGAAACGGAAGCTACACAAGCTAAACCATTAGAAGACGAAATGAAAGCAATCTTAAGCCGTTTAGAGGCATTAGAGAAAGTTTATTCAACTAAGCAAACTAGTTTAGAAACTCAATTATCTGAAACTAAAAAGGGTTTACAAATTGCTTTATCTGCTATTGATGCAATGGATAAAAATTCAGTTGCTATCAATTTAGAAGCTAACAACAAAACAGTAACTAAAAATTACAACGAATTAACTCCATTAGAATTATTCAAATTGAGAAAACAAAATAAATTCGTAGGGTAAAAAATAATAAATTATAAACTAAAAATAAAAAACAAAAAACAAAATGGCAATATCTTATTCACAACTAGTAACGATTAATGGAGTAGCGGCTGATCCGATTATCTCTGAAATAATCTTTGAAAACAAAACAATCTCTGAAGGTTTAGTATCTTTTGAAACTGGCATTAAAGCTGGTACAATATTTACTGAAAATGTAAACACAGTAACTATGCAAAATTGGGCAGTTAATCCATCAGCATCAGGAACTATCGGAATTAACGATGTATTAATCACTCCTGTAAAAGTTGAGTATTTAGATTCATTCACTCCAAACGATTTAAGAACTTCTCGTTTTAATCGTGACATGAAGCCAGGTGCATGGAATGATGTATCTGATGAATTTGCTAAAATGATTTTAAATGGTGTTGCAAAGTCAATCTCTGCTGATGCTGAAACTAAATTTTGGAATGGTGCAACTTCAACTACTAAAACTGCTGTTGCTGCTTTAACTGCTGGTGCTTTAAATACGCAAGTTTCAACACAAGAAAAAGCGTTAGTTGCTGCAATGCCAACTACTTTATTTGATTCAGTTATTACACGAGCAATCTATAACAACGCTGCCGTTGGTGGTCGTATTAAAGTTGTAGGTACTGCCGCAATTGCTGCTGGTACTATTGTTGCTCAATATCAATTAGCTTACGCTAGTATCGTTGCTGAAACTTTAAGCGCATCTGACGAAAAAGCATACATCTACGCTCCACGTTCTCACAAGCAATTAATCAATATTGCAAATGTTAACTTAACTTACAGAGATGTATTTAGCGTTGATATGGTTGCAGATAAATATTACTATTTAGGAGTTGAAATTAAATTTGTGCCAATCGCTGAAAATGTTGTATTTGTTGCGTTACCAAGTAACATCAAATGGTGTACTGATTTAATGGAAGATTTAAACCAAGTAATGATTGACAAGTTTCCTCAACCACGTAAAGATTATTTTTACGATGTAGTGTTTACTATCTTTGCTCACGTAACAAATCAAAGATTTAATACTTTATACGTAGGATAAATAAATTAAGGGAGTATTAATTTACTCCCTTTCATTTTTTAACATTATAAAATTATAAAAAGATGCCTTGTCCATTAACTCAAAATTACGTTTTAAAAGACTGTTTAACAACTGCTGGTGTAGAATCATGGTTGGTAACTCCTTTTGCAAACGTACTAACTACAACGCTTACAGCAAACGTAGTAACTGCAATTACTAAAACTCTTGCATGGAAAACTTACGCACAGGAAACTGAGCAATCAATGTGGTCTTATACAGGTGCGGGAACAAACGCAAATGGCACTAAGGCTTACGATTGGTCATGTACTATTAAGACGAATGGTTTAAATACTTTAGATCAACAAGAATTAGATACTTTATTAAGTAACAAAGTTGTATTAATTGCTAAAATGTACAACGGTGAATATTGGATGTTAGGTCGTACTTTCGGCTCAACTGCAATTGATTCAGCATTTGAATCAGGTACTGCAATGGGTGACTTTATCGGTAGCACATTGACTGTTAAAGGTCGTTCAAACGTGCCTGCTGTTAAAGTTGATTCTGCTATTATAGCTGGTTTATTAGTATAATAAATAACTAATTAATATTTTAAAAAGAAAGGTAATCTAATTGGTTGCCTTTTTTTATTTTTGTAAAAGTTTATTTTTTTACTATATTATATTAGTGATATTAATTAATAAAAATACAACTAACAAAGTAATATTAACGCTTAGCGAAAAAACTACTTTAACGAATGCCAAGTATTTATTTGAGGTTACTAACGATATGAGTAATGCAGTAAAATGTTTTATTGCAGCCGATATAAGTGCGAATAAATTAAGGTATAATGAATTTGATTTTATAGAAAATGTAACTGAAAATTTATTGTTAGGGACTTTCAGTTTAGAGTTGAGTGGTTTCTATAAATATAATGTTTATGAGCAAGTAAGTGCAGTAAACTTAAATCCGTTATTAGCTTTAAATTTAATAGATAAAGGTAAGTTGAATGTGGTTTCTCAATTAGGAACTTACCCAGTTTATACAGGCAATCAAAATACAACGATTATATATGGCGGTTAAATTTCAATACATAGATAACAAGCACATGATGTCTTTTAAGGCTATGCCAAAATTGATATTTAGCGAAGATACAAAAGGTTACATTAAGTATGGTAAGGATAATTTATATCCACAAGAATTGGTACGCTTATTTAACGAGCATCCTGAACACAGAGCAATTGTTAATCGTAAATCACGTTATATTTTTGGCAAAGGAATTAAGGCAGTTAACGAAGTTGATACAATCAAAGTAAATACGTTTGTCGATAATTTCAATCGTAAAGAAAGTTTAAATCAATGCGGTAAAAAACTAACAACAAATACCGAATTATTTAATGGTGTTTATGTAGAAGTAATTACTAATTTACAAGGTCAACCGATTGAATTTTATTTTTTGAATTCTGCTAATTGTAGAATATCAGAGTGCGAAACTAAATTATATTTTTCTAAAAATTGGAGCAAAAACACACAAAGTAGAGATATTAAAACAATCTATAAATTTGAGAATAACGGAACGGCTGGTACATTTTTTATTGACTTTAAATATTACACCGCAAGTGCGAGTAAAATAGAAAGCATATATCCAACTGCTCAATATCAGTCAATCGTTAACGATATTAATACGGACATTGATATAAGTACATTCAATAAGAATTATGTTAGTAGCGGTTTTTCGGTAGGTAAGATAATAAACTTCTACAATGGACAGCCGACAGATGACATGATACATTCTATTGAGCGTGCATTTAAAGGAACTTACACAGGCGAGAACGGTGAAAGTCTTATGATTACTCACTCCGATAGAGATGACAAAGCACCCGAAGTTGTGGATGTATCTGTAAATAATTTATCTGAAAAATTTGCTTTTACTTCAAAGCGCGCAATGAAAAAGATATTTGCAGGTCACGAAATGGCTCCCGAATTATTTAATATAAAATTTGACGAATCATTTTTAAGTGGCAGTCCAGATTTATTAATCTTACAAGAGTTATTTGTTAAAGGTTATATTGAGCCAAGACAAAGTGATTTATTAGAGTTCCTATCTTATTTATCTTTTTTAAAAACAGGTGAATATTTAGAGATGATGTTTGAGCCGATTAGTTTAATTGGTGCGGATTTAAGTAACGACCAAGATTTAACACAAGATGAACGTAGAAAGTTAAAAGGATATGAGCCACTAACGGCTATTCCTACCGATATAAACGGACAGCCTTTACCTATTACTGCAACAATTACAAATGATAATTTAACAGGATTAAGTGCTGCTGACAATGCCGATATGTATCGCATTGTTCGTGATTACACTAAAGGTAAAATTAATGAGCATTTAGCAGTAACGAGATTAACTGCTTACGGAATTGATGAAAATCAAGCTAAGAAAATTTTAGGTATTGAAGTTAAAATGTCAAAGGAAATAAGTGAGGATAAATTCTTAATGCATTTAGAAAGTAAAGGCATAATAGAAGATCCATCAACTTATATTGTATTAAAAAGAGAACGAGTTAGGAACTCAAATGAAGCATTAAAATACGAACGTCAAATAATGAAGTTTGCCGATGCTTTAATCATAACCGTACAAGAACTAGACAACGCTGTTTTAAATGCCTTAAAAGGCAATCCTAGTATGTCTATTAACGAATTAGTTAGTGTTACTCAAAGTGAATTTTATAAAGTTGAGCAAAGTATAGCACGATTAATTGATAAAGAATTATTAACGGATTCGGTTAGTGGATTTAAACCAACAGCAAAAGGGTTAGAAAAAAAAACTGATGTAATTGAAAGTGATGAAATTTACACGCTTTATACTTACGATTTAAATGAGGGTGTTAGTTATTCATCAAATCCAAATAGAATAAGTGAAAATTTATTAAGCACTTCGCACGACTTTTGTAAAAAAGTAATAGGTAAACAAAAAAATAAAAAAATGGGTTGGGATTTTGAAACTATTGATAATTGGAGTAATGACTTTGGAGACAATGCTTGGGATTATCGTGGAGGCTTTACTAACAAAGGTAGTTTTATAGATAGCACTTGTAATCATTCGTGGTATGCAGAAACTCGCTTAAGAAAAAAGAAAAAATAACATGGCTGACGTTTTATTTATACAAGAGGACTACTTTAAAAAACTCGCAGGGGTTGATGGTAATGTAGATTGGAAAAAATTAGAAAGCACTATTATTATGGTGCAAGATATTTATATACAAAAAATATTAGGCACGCAATTATATAACGATTTAAAAACTAAGATAACTGCCAACCCAACTTTGTCAAGCTACCCAAATGAGAAAGCACTTATAAATGATTATATTGCTAAAGCATTATGTTGGTACGTTAAAATGGAAGCGTCACCAGACTTTAAATTTGCGTACCAAAATAAAGGCATACAAGTAAAGTCAAGTGATAGTTCAAGTTCAGCAGATATTAGCGACGTTAAATTCTTAATGGATAAATGGCGCATTCATGCAGAAAGATACGCTCAATTAGTTACTGATTATTTAGTTGAAAATACTGCAACGTTTCCAAAATATTTAGAAACTAGTAACACCGGCATGAATCCAACTGTAAGAAATTATACTAACGGAGTTGCAATGCGTGGTGACTTAGATTTTGGGAATGAAGAATTTAATCGTTTTAATTACTGGCGCAGACACGAAGAATAAATGCTAACACTTAATCAAGACATAGAATTATTTAAAAACTTTGCGTTAAAGCACAAAGGCATAAATTCATTTTACTTTGGTGACGAATCGGAAGCGGACACAAACGTAGAAATCATTTATCCTTTTATGAATGTAATATTGCAAGGTAGCAGCATTACCGAAAGTGTTGTTAGTCGCAAATATATGATTGTGATTAGTGACTTAGTAAACAAGGATATAAGCAACGTAAATCAAATACTAAGCGATGTTGAGCGTTTATGTTACGATGTACCAAACTATTTAAGGCAAGTGCGCAACAGCGGTTATTTAGGTGCTTTTAAATTTGATGCAAATATTTCTTTAACTGATTTTACCGAACGTAATGATGATGATGTTAGCGGTCACTTTTTTGATTTAACAATTAGTTCTGCAATCGGAAATGATAGTTGTGTACTACCAATTAACAGCGGTAATATTTTAGATAATAATTATATTTATGTAGGTGGCACGATTAACCAAATAGTAGGTAATTTTCAAGTATTGATACAAGACCAGTCGGGCAATACTTTACAAACATTTACCACTTCGGGAACTTACACAGTCGAAGTGTTACAACAAATTATAGATACAATAAACAGCAATACAGCAACAATAATAGATCCAATCGTTTAATGGCAAATGTAAATATAAAATTAGGTTATAAGAATGCTGCTTTTTTTGCTGCTAATCCTACTTTGGTTTTAAATGTGGGGCAGCTTATTTATTTAGAACAAACAGGAACTTATAAGATTGGTGACGGAGTTACTCAATTACAAAACCTATCTTTTTTAGGCTCTGGCAGTTTTGTGCCTTATTCGGGTGCAACAAGTGATGTTAATTTAGGTGAGTTTGGAATACAATTAGGGAATTTAGAATTTGATAATACACCTACTAATATACCAACAAATGTAGGTAGTTTAGTTTGGAATGATACCGATGGAACTTTAGATTTAAAATTAAAAGGTGGTAACGTTACTTTACAAATAGGTCAAGAGCAAGTTGCAAGGGTAGTAAATAAAACATCAACAAATATAACTTTATTAGAAAGTAATTATCAAGCGGTAAGAGTAACAGGTTCGCAAGGGCAAAGATTAAAAGTTGATTTGGCTTTAGCAACAAATGATTTATTAAGTGCTGAAACAATTGGACTTGTAACGGAAACGATATTAAATAATCAAGAGGGGTTTATAACGACAAGCGGGCTTGTTAGAGGTATTAATACAACTGGTTCTTTACAAGGCGAAACGTGGTTAGATGGAGATATTATTTATTTAAGTCCAACAACTGCTGGCAATATTACCAATGTAAAACCAACTGCGCCAAATCGTATTATAGTACTTGGTTATGTGGTTTATGCTCATATAACTCAAGGAACTATTTTTGTAAAAGTAGATACTAGTTTTGAAGATTATGTTAAAGTAATTTCAAAAGACATTACGAATAGCGCAGCTTTAACAGGTTCAACTGCTATTACTTTAATGAAATCAATTTTAATACCTGCAAATACTTACGCAACTGGTGATGTAGTTAGGATATTAAACAGAGCAATTAGAAGCACAGCAACGGGAACGGCAACAAACCACTTTTACATAAATACAACAAATAGTTTAACAGGTGCAACGCTTGTAGCTACTCAATCAGGCGCATTTAGATTTTATGCATTAGAACGTAATTTATTAATTAAGTCAACAATTATTAGTGAAACTGTTGATGTTTCTACTGTTATCAGTAGTGATATATTAGGAGTTTCAACAAGTGCAAACAGCGACTTAAATATAAATTGGGCTGTTAATCAATATATTATAGCAGCTTTCCAAAATGCCGCTGTTGGTAATAGTACAATTATGAGTTCACTAATTATACAAAAATTTTAATGGAAAATTTAATAAAAATAAATAATAAAATTACTTGGCGAGATATTCAAAATGCTGAAATTATCAGCGTAGTTAAATTAGATGAACTTGCTTTGAATTTAACTTTAGCAGAATATAACACTTACTATTTTGACTATCCAAATACGAGCGTAAACGAAATAAATTATAATTCAATAGATCAATTAATTAATGCTTTAAATAAATAACAAAATGGCACAGGAAATAAACGACACAATGATTAACCGCATAGGCGGTTTAAATGGAAGTAAAACAGTTACAGGAACAGGAGCGGTTACTGCAATTAATTTCTCACAAATTTACATACGTGAAGCAACGGTAATAGCAACGCTAACGGGTACTGATTTAATAACTGGTGTAACTTCAAACCTATTGACTACATTAGGAATTAGTGCGGTTAGTTTAGTTGCTGGTGAGTTGCATGTTGCACCTTACGGAACTAAAATTAGCGCAATTACTTTAACAAGTGGCTCAGTAATATTGTACTAAAA